CTGGTTGGCGGCAACCTGATAAAATGGCTGGGCGGCTCCGGCTGCGGTGTTCGTGTTCGCGATGCCTGCTTGCTGCGTTGCAGTCAGGGGAGCGACGAATGCATTCGGATTGTATGAGTATGGCTGGAAGGGAGTGTTGGCGGCGGACTGGGCTTGAGTATTGACGGCGTTGTACCGCGCCAGCACCTCTGGGGGGATGCTGACCGTACTCGAACCGGTAGAAGTCTTTCCGCCGCCCATCCTAATGCTCCATTTTCACTTGACCAGTCATCGCCCCGTACAAGAAAAATGCACCGGCTGGACGGCCAAATTCCCGCTCGTACATTCGGACTTTGGCTTCGGTACGATTGTTAGACAATACGCCAATCATCAAAGGAATGCCAAGTCCGTCAGCAATTTTCTTGCTGAAGTCTGTAAGCAATCTCGCTCGTCCACCCTTTGCCTGACGGAAATCGGGGTGAGTGAATATTGCTTTCTCTTCAAAAACCAAATCTTGAGAATACCACATCTGTCCGACCCGTAGGAGAACCGCACCTTCAATCTGTTTCCCCGGCTCGCCAATAATGCCGACGATACCGTGGTCCTGACAGAGAGCGGGCCACATTTCCGTAGCTAACTTTCCCATATCGGGATTCACGAACCCGTTCTCTTCGCAAGCCATAGCGGCTAACTCCATCATGCCAGCCATATCTTCCGTTGTGCCGATGCGAACCCTCAATACACTATTCATAGATTTCTCCTAATCGCGTTTTGGACCCGGTAGTTTTTGCATTGTTTTAACAATCTCTGCCCTTTTGCGAACGACAAATCCATCCAGGGCGCGATGGCCTTTTTCCATATCCCCATTGCCTGCAGTCACCACCTCATGAGGAGCGACTACATATTCTCCCCCTGCGGCAACAATTGGAACGCCATTGTCGACTTCACCGCCTCTTGCTCGACCCGGTAGAGGTTCGCCGTAGGGCGTGTTTGCGCCTCCATAAGGCATATTTCCGCCGCCATATGGAGTACCGCTGAAGATTCGACGCATAATTTTGAACCCGGCAATTGTATTGCCCTGACCTTCTCCGCTGACAACATCAGCGGGGATAACATACGACCCACTGGGTACATGCATCGGGAGGTGGTCAGTACGACCGGCGACTGAACTGTGAATCGGGCCTACGTGAAGATGAATCTTCTTGGTGTGGCCCATGTGAGGGGTATGCATCTTGGGAGTATGACCGCCCTCTGCCCTGCTGATTTTCTTTGCTATACTCACCGCCGCCGCAACGCTCTGGTCATGCGAATGACCATGAGCCTCCATCTCTTCAATGTTATGAGATATGGTTTTCTGGCTGCTGCCTTTGGTCAATGGCATGGCTATGCGCTTCCGTTGAATATGAAAAGGCTTTCCGTTGACCCAGCCAACGACGAATAGGAGGAAATGGTCATACTGAATTACCTCCGGCTATATTAAATGTCACAGTTGTCGCTGAGGCTGATGCTTGGATTGTCCCCCCAGCTGGAATAATTAAAACCCCAGACCAAAGCGTGGTCGTTGTGTTGGCTGCAATTGAATTATTATAGAAAATAGCATTTGCCGCAGATGCCGTTCCGCCCGATGGAACAATATAAATTGAAAACGTCGCAACAGCGCCTGCTGTATTGCAGATGTTTATCGTGTTGATGTGCGAAGCAACACCGGAAGATGCGGAATATAGAGTTGAAACAGACGTCGTCGCTGCACCAGCAAATAATTGCTGTTTCGCGATGTTATTATAGATACCCTGCAAATACGTAACGGCGGCATTGGTCGCAATGACGTTATTTTTCAACGCTGTCAAAATATCCGATACGGACGAGCCACCGGGTTGATTGTTGGGAGCATTCATCAGTATTTCCCATCCGGCTGGGTGCGATAACGGATTAGACCGATACGCCAGAACGAGTTCAAGTCATTGCTCGACAGGGATATCGACACCAATCTACCCCTAAATCGAGGAGAAATGAATGATGTCGATGACGTTAGCGTATAGGGACCGAACGTCTGCGGCGTGTCGGTCGGATAATCCGCGACCGAGAACGTGAGGTTGACCGTGGCATTCTGAGAGCCATTGAAGAAACCCCACTTCATGTCCGGCCAGACTTGGTCAACGAAGTTCTTCAAGTCCCCATCTGCTATGGTGAAATAGCCGGTCGAAAAACTACTGTTCATTGCCGAGGTATCGGCATTGGTCAGCGTCACGCCACCCGATGATTCATGCTGATAAATATAGAGCAGATTAGGGTCAGCGCCTATGGGAGACCCCAGGACAGACTGGTCAAGCCATGCTGACCTAGCGAGGTTTCCGTAGTCCCACAGTCCAAGATTCACGTTGTATTTCACATACGCAGACACTTCACCGCCGCTAGTCGTCGTTGGATAGAACCAGCCAATTTCGCCAAATTGCGAATTGGGAGCCACGCGGATTTTATCGAGATTGGACGTGTCCAGATTCTGGAAAATAACATCCCATAAAGGACAGGGAATAGGCTGTACGCCACCAGAGCCAAGCGTATAGAACTGGGCCTGACCCATCCAGTAAGTGCCACCGGCAAGCGAAGCCACAGCCTTGCGTGATATCAATCCGCATCCGGTCCCCAGTTCATTGAATGAATAGACATAGGGTGGACCGATGTATTGCATCGCCCACAGACCGATGTCAGTGAATATCAGCCCCTGCTGACCGACCTGAATGCAGCCGACAATCTTGGACCCTTTTGGGATACGATATGAGCCAGCCTGATTGGTAATCTGGGCAATCCATACGTTGTAATTGTTTACGTCGCACCAACGAACCAAAAGAGGGTCTGAAATACCGTTGAATGAACTGCCCCACGCAATAATCTGCCTCTGCGGCATGGCAACGAAGATGCCATCATTTACCGCAGGACCATAGGGAAGAGCCGACGCGATAGGTGAACCGCCTTCAGAGTCCCACGCGTAAATAGGCGCAAAATATGGAACACCCACGGTATAGGTATAAATCGGGCATGAAAGAAGGATTTCACCCCAGTTATCCAAAGTCCAATTGCTGGCCGTGATTGTGGTGCCAAGAGATGGAAATGTGGGAACGCCACCATATGTTCCAGAACCATAGGATCCAGTTCCATATGCGTAAGCAGCGAGAGTAGCGCCCTGTCCAAAATTGTAGAGGAAATATGCGTTGCCGGAATTGATGTAAACAGACTGGGTCGAGGCCGCCGTGGTTGTGCCGGTAATCGTAAACGAGTTTGCACTCAAGACTTGCTGCACCGGATAGTGCTGCTGCATCAAAATACCACCCACCGTCGTCGCGATGAGGATGGGAAATGTGCTGCCGACCGAATACCCATGATTTGTCAACGAAACAGTTACGAGAGACGAATTGTTGGTTGCACTCAGTTGCGGAACGGCTGCGGAGGATGATGTCGTCAGCGCGGGAAGCGGGTTCTGTAGCGTATCCTGAGCGACGATATAATATTGATTAGACCCCAATGACGGCGCATATCCTGGCGGATTGCAGGGATATAGTCCGAACAAAATGATGCCGCCCACAGCCACTTGCACAGGGATGTAGACCGATGTGTACGATGTAACCGTACCGGAGGACGCGTCAGTGATAATGACGACAGGGCTTCCGGCAGTGGTCGAGAATGACAAAGAAGGCGTCGTGACGGTTGTCTGGGGGGTGATTGTCTGCGATACACCATTGGTGATAGCAAGCAGCGCCGCTGTCCCTGCAGCGCCTTGTGTTCCTACAGCTAAGTGAGATACCCCTTGGGTGTCTTCCCATGCCCACAGCGCCCTCACAGCGGTCGCCATCTGGGTTCCGTAGAACTTAATCCAACCGCCGAGTTTTTGAATCAAACCACCCTGTTTCTGGTCGTAAATAAACCGGATTAGGTTGGTCGTTTGAATGCCGCCCTCATTGAGGGTAGGGGTTTCATTCTGGTCAGCGCCGGGGATTAACTTGAGGGAGGCATGAGGCATAATTACCTCGTCGGCGTGGCGATGACGGGCGGAGACATGGAACTCCAGCCAGATGCAGAGAACTTCTTCATTGCTTCCTGCACCCCCGCTCCCTTCAAGAGAGTTTGATACTGGGTCTCATAACTTTGCGCCATCGCAGGGTCATCGCTCTGACGACCGAAATTCCTCTGGAATGCACTGATGTAAATCATCGACGCCATAATCAAGAGGTCAGGCAAGTTCGTGCTGATGAACGTCGTATTGGTGTTAGCCGCAGCACTTGACGTCGAGTTAGCATAGAGCGTGTTGAGCCACTGCGTTCCCGTTATGGTCAGGCTGTAAGACTGGTCGGGATATGGACCCACGATGATGTTATTGTAGGTGTTCCCATCGGTCGTGAGGTCACCGCCAATCATGGCAAAATACTGTGGCGCTCCCGTCGTGGCATTCGACCCATAGACGTTCTGAATGAACTCTTTGCTCGTCGGAACCAGAGGAGTTCCCGTTGAGGTCAACGAAATTGTCTGAACTGTGATGAAATCGTTGACGCTCAATTGAAGCAGATTATTCCCGCTGGTCAGCGAGTAAGATGTGTTGCTGGTTAACGCCGGGAGTAAATCGAGGTCGCGCTGAATCCTCATCTCCGCATAGTTCAACATCTGCGGAATGATGGCGTTAAACGCAGCATCTACCCCGGACACAATCCCGCCTACCGTCTGCGTGTTCACGACTGCCATAGTGGCAATCTGCGTCACGTAGCCGTTATAGGTAAGCGGAGTTGTGCTGGGGTTTGACACTTATCAAGCCTCCAGGGGAAGTTCCGGCTCAGGCTCAATCTGTGGCTTGGCCTGTTCGTGAATCTTCTTGATAAGGTCATTGGACATGCGGAAGGGAAGTTCACCAAGACCCTGTAGGATGATGTTCACTTCATTGATATCGAGATTAAGCGTAATAGGCATAGGTTTCTCCTTATGGGGTGTAGAGGTCAAAGATTTGCAGCGTATCTGATTGTGCCAACGCTAGATTTTCGCCAGGATTGTAATACTGCACTCCGTCCCAAACAATTACGTTGACCACCGTATTCGCTGGATAATCAATCATAGACCCATCTTCTTGACGAACGGAGACGGGAATTGTTGAGTAAAGAACGTATCTCATGTTACCACTCCACGACAATACAAAGCCCTTGACCTCCAACGCCTCCTGCGCCGGAAGGGCCAGTTCCATAAGTAGCGCCGCCGCCACCGCCGCCTGCGCCATACCCCCCAGCGCCCCCCGCCCCGCCAGAAGAAGTGGAACCGGAACCGCCGCCACCGCCGCCCACTCCCGCTGCAAGAATTAAATT